TTATCTGCCGGATGAGGAAGGGAAACCTATGGACATATACCTGTTCCAGGGTGATCGCTACATAGACAAGGTACGGCCCATCAAAACCTATAACCGCGTGATAGCTGAACAGACGGATGAAGATGTGGCAAATTACATCGAACAACAGAAATATGTGTCCCACTTCAAAAAATACCTACGTGACAACGCCATCACAAAAGTAGGCAAAGCGGAAGTACGGCCACAGGTCAATGATGCAGATGATGACGAAAACCTTATTCTCCCCTCGGCGGAGGGTCATGAAGAACCGGAAGAGTACGAATGGCAGCCAGTCATAAGTAACACACAAAGAGCATTAGAAGATTTATAGAACACCACTAAAACAGCGTTAGAATTATGATTACAGAAGCTCACAAACAGAAGATCATGGAGGCGATATCCGCGAACCGTGAGAACTATCCGAGCGACGCGAAACACGCCGCCTCCCTCGGCATCACCACTTCGGTGTACAGTGCCGTAAAAAACGGGCAGACCGACAAAGTATTGAGTGATGCCAACTGGATAAGTATCGCCCGGCGTTTGGGGGTGAACCTGCGAGGCGGTATGGAGTGGAAAGCTGCCAAGACAGCCACTTTCGAATATATCACCTCGCAATTGGAGATTGCCCAGCAGTCAAGTATTTCGTCTATTCTGTGTGATATGCCTAACATTGGAAAGACTTTCACGGCCCGGTACTATGTGCATACCCACAAGAATGCCGTGTATATCGATTGCTCGCAGGTAAAAACCAAATTGAAGCTGGTGCGCAGAATCGCCACCGAGTTTGGCGTGGACAGTAAGGGGCGTTACTCGGACATGTACGATGATTTGGTGTATTACCTGCGTTCGATAGACAAGCCGCTCATCATATTGGACGAAGCCGGGGATTTGCAATACGAGGCGTTTTTGGAGCTGAAAGCCCTGTGGAACGCCACCGAGCGAAGTTGCGCTTGGTACATGATGGGAGCGGACGGCTTGAAGGAAAAGATAAACCGCTCGATCGAGTGTAAGAAAGTGGGCTATACCGAGATGCTGAGTCGCTACGGCGACCGTTACAGCAAGGTTACCCCGGACGACGGCAAGGAGCGTGAAGCCTTCTTGATGACGCAGGCTCGGATTGTGGCTAAGGTCAATGCCCCGGAAGGTACGGACATCGCACAAATCGTACGTAAGACACGTGGCGGGCTGAGGAGAGTGTACACGGAGATCGAGAAACTTAAAATGACAGCGCAATGAAGCGGGCTTTGACGCCGCGTGACATAGCGGCCAAGAAATGGAAAACCCTACCGTGGAACGAGAGATGGAGCAAACCGTTCGGATTCCCTGCCGAGAACGCCTCGTGGTTCATCAGCGGAGCCAGCGCCAGCGGTAAGAGCTCGTTTGTCATGCAGCTCGCCAAAGAGCTGTGCAAGTACGGGCCGGTACTATACATGAGCTATGAGGAGCGTGTGAACCAGAGCTTCCAGCGACGCATGGGTTACTTGAAGATGAACGAGGTACAGGGGCGCTTTCGTGTAGTGCCGGAAAGCACCCTTGACGAATTGGTGGAAAGGCTGAAAAAACCAAAAAGCCCTAAGTTTGTCATTATAGACTCTTTCCAGGTCGCCCCGTGGGATTATTCAAAAGCCAAAGAGTTGATGGACAGTTTTCCGAAAAAGAGCTTCATCTGGATTAGTCAAGAGAAGAAGAGCCAGCCAATGGGCAGTGGAGCAATGAAGCTGAAGTATATCTGCGACATGAAGGTGCGTGTAGTAGGCTACAAGGCGTATTGCCAGGGACGCGCCATCGGCGAGGCTGGGAGTTACTACGTGGTATGGGAAGAGGGTCTTATACGAACAAGTAACAATTTGTAATTATGGACAAAAAGAGAATGCGTCGGAAGAACCTGCTGTATAGGCTCCGGAAGAAGGGCGTGAAAGTCGACACGAGAGAACGCTGTGTTTACCTGCCCTACGGCAGCGAGCCGGACAACATCGCACAGGTTCGCCGTCTGCGGAGAGAATATGATTTTGTAGTACAATTTGAAATAGTATGATCATGGAAAAGACGCAAGAAAACATCTGCTGCATTTGCGGCAGGAAGTTCATCGGATACGGGTATAACCCATATCCGATAAAAGAAGAGGAACGATGCTGCAAACTGTGTAACTACACGGTGGTACTGGAAGAACGATTGAATGAATTTTACGAACGACAAAACCATAGAAAAAAATGAACAAGAAAGTGTACATCAGCGGGGCGATAGCCCATTATGACTTGGAAGAGAGGCGTCAGGCTTTCGATCAAGCCGAACGCTATTTGAGCTTGAAGGGCTACGAACCTGTGAACCCGTTCAAGAACGGACTGCCGGACGAGGCGCATTGGAGAGAGCACATGCGGGCGGACATCGCCCTGCTGCTCGGTTGTGATTATATCTATATGCTGCAAGGCTGGGAGTTGTCGAAGGGAGCCAAGCTCGAGCTCGACGTGGCCTCCTCGTGCGGCATTAAAGTGTTGTTTGAATAATTATAAAATAGTGATATTATGAATGGAGAACAAAAAGTGAAGTTAGTATTTGAGTTTGACCGTTCCGCATACGATGCGTACCTCTTCTTGATAAGCAAGAAAAAAACGGAAGAGACGGAAAGTGTATGGAATGTGATGATCGAAGAACCGGTTGTTGCTGATACAAGTTTGCTTGATGACGACGAGAATGCTGTAAATTTTATGATGATAAGTCTGGCCATTCTTGCTGTCGAGGAAAAAGTAAAGAAGTGATATGGCACAGGAAGTAATCAATTTGGCAAAGCCCAATTCAGATGCGCCTCAGCAAAAGGAGCAAGCGCCATTGCGTTCGGCTGTCACGAATTTCGCCCGATTTTACGCTCTGTTCGGCAAAGTGCCCTATTATGGCGACCGGGAAGAATTTAAGAGATCGATCGTAAGGCAATATACACGGAACCGCACCGAGAGCCTGCGCGAGATGACCCGCCGGGAGTATTACGAATGTTGCGCTGCGCTGGAACGGCTGACCGGTCAGGACGAATGGCGAAAGAAGCTGCGCGAGGAGCTGCGCTTCCGCAGAAGTGTCTGCCTGAAACTCATGCAGAAAATCGGCATCGACACCACGGACTGGGCAAGAGTCAACGACTTTTGCCTAAATCCCCGGATCGCCGGCAAGCCTTTCGGACGGCTCGGCACCGAAGAACTGGAACAACTGGCCGTAAAGCTGCGCTCCATCGAGCGGAAGGGAGGGCTGAAAGTGAAGGAAACGGAAAAGAGACAAGAACACGAAGTGAAACAACCGGGCAGGGCCGTCTATGTAATCATAGACCCCCACGCTCCTAAAAACTAACGGATATGAAAACAGAAGCACGAAAAATCCTTGACAGGATTAAAATCCAACTCCTCGAAGCGGCGACATGGCTGTCGGCCGAAGAGCGGGAGGAGTTTTTCAGCGACATCAACGAATGGACATACGAGCAGTACGAGGCGGCATTGGTCTGCCAAGAGGCCGAAATGCAGAATTACGAGGAGGACGATGCATGACCCTGAACGACCAGAACAAGGTGAAAGCGGCCGGCTTCATTATTATCCGAAAAGCCGACTATCCGATGCCGAAAATCAAAGTCAGCACAAAGTACAACGGAGGGTGGAAAACTTACGGAGTGTATGAGACCAAGGCCGCACGGGACAAAGCGTTCAAGACCCTTTTAGAAAGCAACAATATTATCAGTGATTAACAAACCATTAAACCAATGAATTTATGGCAAAGAGAGAAAAGAAAGTGATTATTTCCGGCGTGACCAGAGAGTCTGCCGACGAGGCTTTCGCCATCTATGCGAAGGCTGATGCACAGAGTATGAAAATTATAGCGGACATCGAGTTGCAGTGCGCGAAGATCCGAGAGAGGTATGCAAATAAGTTGGCCGAACTGGAAGGCGAGAAGGAGAAGGCATTCAACACCTTGCAGGCTTATGCCATAGAAAACCAGACCGAACTGTTCGCCAAGAAAAAGAGCCTCGAAATGGCTCACGGCGTTATAGGCTTCCGCACCGGCACCCCTAAATTGAAAACCCTCAAAGGCTTTACCT